GATGATAACTTCGACAGAATCTTTGGAAGAAATAAAGATCGCAATCATGGCAGCGGAAGCGATGGCAAGACGAAGCAACCAACCTCATGCGATAATGATGGATCTATCGGTGCAACCGATGAGCAACCAGGCGACGGCGCCGATACTTGAGATCGTGCACCCAGTGAGGCAGAAATGGAAATAAGCATCGAGAACAATATCAAAGAGGTTACGCGCGGGCTTACCAAGATGCAGCGCAAGCAGATACCTTTTGCGGCAAGCCAGGCGCTCAATGACGTGGCGTTTAACCTGGCGCGCAAACAGATGCCGCAGGAAATGGACTCGACATTCCAGGGCGGCGCCACTAAGCACACAAAGGGCGCGTTTAAGTTTGAGAAAAGCAATAAGCGCAATCTCAAGGCGCGTATATTCACGGACAACAGAACGCATGAGTATATGAGCTATATGGTGCACGGTGGCCAGCGATTACCGAAAGGGAGGTCGATCTTTATTCCGAGTACCAACATCAAGCGCAACAAGTATGGCAACGTCACGCGCGGAAAGTTGCAGAAGATGATTACCGACAACAACAAATACTTCACAAGCAACGACAAGAAGTATGAGAAGTTTGGTCGAGGTGGTAGCAAGTCACGCCTGGCGGGGGTGTACAAGCAATCGGTTTCGTATCGAAAGGTATTCCCGATGGAGAAGATTGCAGCATCGTATATCAATTCGGCAGGCGTGGGCTTTGTGCCTCGATTCAGAGAGCGCCTAACGCGCGCTCTAGCAAGCGCTAGGTGATAGGCATGCGACGCATCGAGTTTTCCGAAAAAATCGCTCACAAGCGCGCACAGAGAGCCCTGGGGTGTGCCCCCGGGTTCAAGGTACTCTGTAAGGCGAGCGCCGCGGGTAATTCGCGCCCCGCTGTTTGCGTAGTGACAGAATTTCGGGAAACTGGATCAACTTTTTAATATTAATCGGAAAAAACGATGAGTACAGGCGGCGTAAAATTAGGATCGACATACGACGAAGCGCGGACCCGGAAGGTAAACGCCGAGGCCGAGATCGCAGAACTGGAGCTAAAGAAAATACACGGCGAACTGGTGATTGCCGAGGACGTGGTGGGCGCCTGGAATGATGTTCTGGCAGCGCTCAAGGCAAAGCTGCTATCTATTCCAACGAAAAGCGCGCCGATCGTGGCGTCGGAAAACAACCCGGCAATTTGTCAAAACATTATCGAGGATCTGGTGAACGAGGCACTCGAGGAGCTAAGCAACTATGACCCAAAGATCGACCCAACAAAGGCGGCTGTTGAGTCACCTCAAGAAATCGATGGCGACACTACGGCCACCACCAAAACTAACAGTAAGCGAGTGGGCAGACCGAGAAAGACGACTCGACTCACAAAGTAGCTCAGAACCCGGTCGCTGGTATACCGCCAGGGCCGAATACCAAAGGGGAATAATGGATGCGTGTTCCGATGCAAGTATCAGCGAGGTTGTTGTCATGGCGGGAGCGCAGCTCGGCAAGTCTGAGGCGCTGCTTAATATTATTGGATATCACATTGATATCGATCCGTGTCCAGTTTTGGTGCTTCAGCCGACGCTGGACATGGCGCAGGCTTTCTCAAAAGATCGAGTCGCTGCGGGACTCATTCGCTCAACGCCTGCGATCCGTGGAAAAGTAAAGGACCCGCGATCCAGAGACTCAGGCAACACGACGCTACACAAGATATTCCCGGGTGGGGCTATTACCATGGTGGGCGCCAATAGTGCGTCGGGCTTGGCATCGAGGCCGATTCGCCTGGTGCTATGCGATGAGGTCGACCGGTACCCGGCAAGCGCTGGCGCCGAGGGTGACCCGATCCAATTGGCGCGCAAGCGGGCGGCGACTTTCTGGAACCGTAAGATCGTAATGGTGAGCACCCCCACAAACGAAGGCGCCTCGAGAATCCAGGACGCTTACGAGAAATCGGATAAGCGCAGATACTTTGTGCCATGCAAACATTGTCACGAGCCGCAAATCATGGCCTGGCGCAACGTGCGGTGGGACGATGGGCGGCCAGAGACCGCCGGGTATATGTGCGAGCACTGCGGGGTGTTGTGGAGTGAGTCGGATCGAGTTTGGGCGATACGTAACGGCCAGTGGGAAGCGACCGCCGAGTTTAAGGGCGTGGCTGGCTTTTGGATCAACGGGCTGTATTCGCCTTGGACGCCTTTGGCCGATGGTGTGCGCGATTTTCTCTCGGTCAAGAAAAACCCTGAGCAGCTAAGAGTTTGGACCAATACTTACCTGGGGGAACTTTGGAGCGATCCAGGTGAAACCATCGATGACTTTATGCTGGCGGATCGGCGCGAGGAAATGGCGCACATACCGGACGATGTGGTGATTTTGACGGCAGGGGTCGACGTGCAGGACAACCGTCTCGAGATCTCGGTCATTGGCTGGGGTCGAGACGATGAGTCTTGGGTGATATCACATTCGACGCTGTACGGTGATCCGAGCACACCGCAATTGTGGACCTCGCTGGATTCGCACTTGATGAGGCAATACGAGACCGAAAGCGGTCGGCGCATGGCGATACGCTCGACTTGTATCGACTCGGGTGGTCACTTTACCAACTCGGTGTACCAGTACTGCAAGAAAAACGCCGGGCGTCGTATTTTTGCGATTAAGGGTGTCGGGGGTGAGGGCAAACCGATTGCTGGGCGACCGAGCAAAAACAATGTGGCGAAATGCCCACTATTTCCGGTTGGTGTGGATACGGTCAAAGATCTGCTTTTTGCCAGGATGAGAATACAAGAACCAGGCGCCGGATATATTCATTTTTCCGATACGCTGGACGATGAATACTTTCGGCAGCTAACAGCCGAGAAGATTGTCACGAAATATCACCGAGGATTTAAAAAGCGGATATTCGAAAAAGTGCGCACCAGAAACGAGGCGCTTGATACCATGGTGTACAGTCTGGCGGCGTATGCTATAATTGGGATCAATGTCAATGCTTTTGCTGACAAATTGGAGTCAGAGCCCAAAAAAATGTTGGAAGAAACTCCCAAAAAAGCAGCAGAAAATAGGAACTTTGTCCCAGCTCGGCCAATGAAGCCTGGCGGGTTTGCTAACTCATGGCGGTGATAAATGGCTAATTTGTTCGACCCAACGCTTGCGCCAGAGGGTGAGCCCACCGAGGTGGTGGTCGGCGACTTCATCCAGTGGAAAAGATCCGACCTGGTCGAGGACTACCCGCCGGCGCTTTATTCTGCGGAGTATGTGGCGCGTATTACTGGTGGCGGCTCGACCGAGATCAAGCTACCGGGCACAGAGACCGATACATATTATCTGTTTACGGTAGATTCAGCGACTAGCGCCGACTTCTTGCCTGGCTTGTATCACTGGCAGCTCGAGATTACGCAAACTAGCTCGGGCAATCGCGTCGTGGTGGATATTGGCGACTTTACCGCCATTCCCGACATGGACAGCAACCAGGCTGACCCGCGTATTCATGCCGAGATTATGGTCGATAAGATCGAGACTATTCTGGCAGGCAAGGCGGACTCGGACGTGGCGAGCTACTCAATCGCTGGGCGATCGCTGACAAAGCTGTCATTCCAAGAGCTGTTAGACGCGCGAGAGTATTACAAGCGCGAGATTAATCAGCACAACAACAAAGAATTGCTCAAACGCGGCAAGTCGAATGGCTCGACAATCAAGGTGAGGTTTTAAATGGCACTTTTTGACTTTTTTAAATCCAAGCCTAAAGAGGAGGCGCGCATTTTTAAACGCGCATATCAGGCAGCGAATACTTCTCGATTGTTTGCCGATTTTAAAGAGTCCGAGCGCTCCGCTGACAGTGAATTGTACCCGGTTATCAGCCGAATGCGCGCCAGATCGCGTGACTTGGCTCGAAATAACGAATATGTGCGCCGATATCTGGATCTTTTGAAGACCAATGTGGTAGGAGAGCGCGGCTTTTCGCTGCAAGTTAAGGCAATAGGCGGCGACGGTAATCTCGATCAAGTCGGCAATCAGTCGATCGAAAATGCCTTTAAAGCCTGGGGTCGCGTTGGAAATTGCACCGTTGACGGCAAAATGTCCTGGGTTGACGCCCAGAAAATGGTGATCGAAGGCTTGGCGCGTGATGGTGAGGTGTTTATCGTCAAGCACCGGTCGGCGACTTTCAAGGATTCATTCGCTCTCGAGTTTATTGAGCCCGACCAGGTCGACGAAGAAAAGAGCGAGCGCCTGCCAAACGGCAATCAGATTCGCATGGGGGTGGAGCTGGATCAGTTTCGCCGGCCAATAGCCTATCATTTGCTGAGCTATCATCCCGGAGACTATGACTTCACCAGTCAAAGCCGATCACCAAAGCACATCCGAGTGCCTGCTGATCGAATGATCCATATTTACCGACCGCTGAGAGCTGGCCAGACGCGCGGAGAGCCATGGACTGCTTCGGCCATAGCATCGCTTAAGCAATTGTCTGGGTTCCGCGAGGCGTCGATTGTGGCGGCAAGAATGGGCGCCTCAAAGATGGGCTTCTTTACTTCGCCCGCTGGCGATGGCTTTGTGGCCGATGATTTGGATGGCAATGTACCAATAATCTCGGCAGAGCCTGGTACATTCCACCAACTCCCTAACGGCATCGATTTTAAAACCTTCGACCCGCAGTACCCAAACAGCGAATTTGACGTATTCCATAAATCGGTGCTTAAGGGCATTGCGTCGGCGCTTGGTGTATCGTACACATCGCTTGCCAACGACCTCGAGGCGACAAGCTACTCGAGCATACGCCAGGGTGCTCTCGAGGAGCGTGACTCGTATCGAAACCTGCAAGGCTTTATGATCGAGCACTTTGTGCGCCCGGTGTTTGAGGCGTGGCTCGAGTCTGCCATGGAAATGGGCTCATTTGGTATTCCGCTGCAACAATATGGCAGATTCTCGAGCGCTGCCGAATTCCGTGGGCGCGCCTGGTCTTGGGTTGACCCACAAAAAGAAATGACAGCTGCAATTAACGGAATGAAGGCCGGCGTGTTATCATTGCAGGACGTAGCAAGCCAATATGGCAAGGATACCGAGGAATTGTTGGCTCAGATTGTGCGAGATAAGACGCTTATGGACCAATTTGGTGTAAAATATGCACTAGAACCCTACGCGGCACAGCAAATGCCGGTAGTACCCGAGGTGGCCAGTGGCGACGTATAAGGGAGTCGAAATTGACACAAAAGCGACGGAATCAATGGCTGAAGAAGCCCAGCGCGGTCTTGATTGGCGCGAGGAATACGGTCGCGGCGGTACTGAGGTGGGCGTCGCTCGTGCTCGTGACATTAGTAATCGGCGCGAGCTTTCTGTCGATACTGTTCGTCGG